TGCTGCATATGAAACTTTATTTGCGTCAGGTGGAGATAGAACAATAAATACTGATATAATACAAAGCGTATTAAAATCATTAAATAAAAGAACAAGAGATACTTTTTTTTCTAAATATCCAAAAACATCCACCTTTTTTAAAAATCCTGGCAAAACTGCTAATTTACAAAAAATTAAAAATTCTATTTCAGATCTAAAAAAATTTCAAAGGTCAATTGTTAAAGGAGAAGTTAATATTGAAGGTGTGCCTGAACAAACATCTATAGCAAGATTGCTTCAAGCTTTTGATGATCAAATGGTAAAAGATTTAGGGGCAGATGATGTTTGGCTTTTACAATATAAAAAACTTTCAAAAGATTATAAGGCAGGTAAGGATCAATTTAGAGGAATAATTGGTAAATTAATGCAAACTAAAAATGGTCGATTAGTAATTAATAATGAAGATATATTTAATCAAACATTTAAGAAAGGCTTAGGACAAGAAAAAAGAATAGATGATGTTTATGCAATATTAAAACAAAGACCAGAAATGATTCCAACATATAAAGAATCTATTTTAGGAGCTTACAGAGATACTGTTCAAGATAAAGTAACAGGCAAAATTAATTTAGCTAAACATGTTAAATTTTTAAATGATTACGACTATGCTTTAAAAACTTTTTTTGGAAAAAAAGGTTCTAAAGAAATAGAAAAAATTGGTGGACTTGCAAAGGCAGTTGAAAAAGCAACATTAAAAAGAGATAAATTAATAAAACAATTTTCAAAAACTACTCAAGGTCAATTATCTACAATGAATCCTGATCAAATTTTTCAATTTGCATATAACAGTAAAAGACCAACTACTTTAAACAAAATAATGGCAATTGTTAGAAGTGATGATGATTTGTACAAATCTTTTCAATCAGTTGCAAAACAAGATTTATATAATGCCATAACAGATAATAGGGGTAAATTTGTTTTTGACAACATGGCAGATTATTTAAAGAAAAACAGGCAAATACTTGAAAGAACTTTTGCAGATCAACCAGGTTTTGTTAAAAACTTATATAGAATGAGAGATGCTCTTGAAATAACAACTAGAAAAAGACCTGCTAATATTGTTGGTAGAGGAGAGACTGCATTAAATGATTTAATTAGAGCACGATTAGGACAATTTACTGTTGCAGGTAGAACATTTACAGCAATTAAAAAAATTTTTAGATCTAATTTAAATGAACAATTAGCTGAATTAATAACTGAACCTAAAAGATTAAAACAATTAATTGATCTTGAAAATGTTAAAGGCGGGTCTAAAGCTGCTGCGATAGCTTATACTAGATTATTTGGTTATAATATCTTAGATGAACAATTTTTTGAAGATGATTCATTTAGCCCTGCAATGATTGATTTCATAGATAACTCAGATGTAGATATTGATAATCAAGCTAATATTCAAACTGAAGAAGATAATGAAGTTACAATTAGTAGAAACCCATTCACAGCTATTGAAACAGCAGAATTACCTAAAATGCCTCAGCAACCTGTTGGATTAGAATCAATACAGGCAGCACAAAATTTTGAAACTTTGTTTCCTCAAGATACTTTAGGGGCAGCTTTAGCTAGAAAGAGAATGACGTAATGCCAAAAGATATAGCTTTAAGTAAAATAGAGTCACATGAAAAGCTTTGCCGTATTATGCAAAAGCAAACACATGATAAAATTACTAGAGTAGAAAACTCTGTCGCTAGAATAGAAAAAGTAATGTTAACAGTAGCCGGGGGTTTATTAACTGGCATGGGTTACATTATTTTTGTATTAATACAAAAGGTTTAACATGGCTGTTATTTTAGGTTTACCCGCATTACTACAAGCTATAGCAACTATAGGTGTTGGTGGTGCTATAGGTTACAAAGCACAAAAAGATTTAAAAGATTCAAATATTGATATTCGTAATTTAGAGGATCCTCAAATAAAAATGTTAAGAGCAATGTTAATGCCAACACAGACAGTTGGCCAAGAAATTAAAGATAGATTATTTAAAAAAGATGAAGCAGAAAAAAAAGATGAGCCAGAAAAGAAAGAAGAAAAAAAACCTAAGATAGAATTTCAAATAAAACCTAAGCCTCAATCACGGCCACCGGAGCCACCGAAACAACCAGAAATTATAGAAGAGATAATAAAAGATGTTGCTACTGAAAGAGCTATAAAAAAAGCAGATGAATCCACAGAAAAATTGTTTAAATTTATTAAAGATAGACCTTTTGGATTTACAGCTGATTTAGAGGGTAATGAGGAAACCGAAGGTTTTGTAGTAGCTGAAACAAAATTGACAGAGATAGCATTACCACAAAAGGAATTGACAAGAGATACAGTTAGAAAGTTTGCACAAAATCTTAAAAGACTTTCAGATGCCACAGAAAGAGATATTAAAGCAGGTGGTTGGTTTAATGAGGATGATGGAAAATACTATCTTGACGGGCCAGTTATATATGATACACTAGAAGAGGCTCTTTACGCAGGAGACGCAGGAGAACAATTAGCAATATTTGATTTAAAAAATGTTAGAGAAATTAAAACAAAAGAAGGAATCGAAGAACTCAAAAAGGCAGGTACTTACGATAGTAAAACCGCAGATGTCTTTAGAAGAAATAGAGAAAAACTTGATAAAAGGCTTAGAGAAATCGGGGTTCAAGATCAAAGACAATCAGAAGAAAAGCTAAGAGATCAATTAGAAGATGATATGAATTTCTATAGATTTAATGATGAACCTATAGATTTTACAAAAGTATTTCAGGGTCAGACAGAAGATTCAAAAAAAATAAAAAATATAGATGATGCAATGACAGTAGTTAATGTTTATAATGATAACTACATTGATTTAATAGATAAAAAAATTGAGATTTTAGACAAAGATGATCCAGAAAGAAAAGAAAGACCTTTTAATATTTTACCAGAAGGTATTAAAAATAAAATAAGAGCTCAAGTTGATCCAGGTTGGGCTGAAGCAAATTTTGGTGAGGAATATATGATGGTTTTAGACAAAGCAAGATCACGAGAAATAGACGATAGTATTCCAAAAGGCATCAGAGAAAGAACTGTTATGGATGATATTGATGATATGAATAAAGCTAATTTAGAAGAATTATTTGAAGGTAAGAAAAAAAATTAGTGTGCGTTTAATAAAAAAATATCCTTACAAACATTACAATCGTTTTTCAGACACAACTGGTAGAAAATATTTAGTGGGAGAAGCTAAAGTCCCAAGTGTAACCACAATTTTATCAGCTACCAAAGATAATAGATTTTTAGATAATTGGAGAAGAAAAGTAGGCGAAAAAGAGGCAGATAGAATAATGAATCAAGCTTCTACTATAGGGACAGAAATGCATCAGGTGCTTGAATATGCTTATAATGGTAAAGGTTATTTTAATGATTCTAATGAGGGTAAACAACCACGCATGATGGCTAAAGTAATATTAAATAATTTAGAAATAGATGAAGTTTGGGGTAATGAAGTTTCTTTAGAATTTGAAAATCAATATGCAGGTACTTGCGATTTAGTGGCCATGGCATATGGTAAACCATCTATCGTGGATTTTAAACAAGCGAACCGCCCCAAAAAAGAAGAATGGGTAGAGGATTATAAACTACAGTTAGGAGCCTATTATTTAGCTCATAAACGCAATTACGGGCCCATAGAGCAGGGTGTAATAAGTATTTGTACCCGAAGCCTTGTATATCAGGAATTCAAGCTTTCAGAGGCTGATTTGAGCGAATACGGAGAAAAATTTTTATTAAGAGTAGAGCAGTTTAAAAAGCTACAATAACCAGTCTTTTAGGTCTTCTTCACCCAAAGTCTTTGCCGCAATCTGGCCTTTTTTTGTTAATGCGGTCATAATTTTTTCATCAATAGTATTTTCTGCTATTATATCAATTATTACGACAGTGCCTGTCTGTCCAGACCTGTGAGCTCTATCTTCTGATTGTTTTCTTACTTCTAAATTATAATTATTAGAAAAATAAACAACAGTTTTTGCAGCCGTAAGTGTTAAACCATACCCACCAGTTGTTGGGTTACTTAGAAAGAATTTTACTTTAGAATCATTCTGAAAAGTATCTATGGCCTTTGCTCTATCTTTTACCTTAGTTTCGCCATAAATCTCAACAAAGCTATTTTTACCGTATTTTTCTGCAAGAAACTCTTTTAATTGTTTAATATTATGTAAGTAATTTACCCAAATAATTATTTTGTCATCTGTCTCATCTATTATTTCTTCAAGAGCATTTATCTTTGCTTTACCAAACTCTTGAATTTGGCCATCATCATCCTTAATAAATCCATTTGTAAGTTGGTGTAATTTCACTATTTCAGATAATTTATTAGTGAAAGATACTGTTGAATCACGGACAACGGCCAACGCACGTCTTCTAAGTTTCTCATATAGTATACCCTGCTCACCCTGCAATTGTATCAATCTTTTTTGTCTGACTTTTGGTTTTAAATCTAAACACTCATCTTTTCTAACCCTAAAAGAAAATATATCTAATTTTCTCTCAAGTTCTTCAATGTGCTTGTAATATTTAGGTATACTAATAAATCTATTTGCACCCATTTGTATTTGTTGCATTTCTGCATATCTATTTCTAAATGCATAGTAACTTTCAAATCCTAATAACTTTGGATCTAGAAAGTAACATTGTGCATAAAGGTCTAATGGCGATTTTGTGACAGGAGAACCTGTTAAAATTCTTCTATATTTTATAAAATTTCTAAGAGCTAATATATATTTTGTTCTTTTTGCCTTTGGGTTTTTAATTGTGGTCGACTCATCTATAACTACAAAATTATTTTTATAATCTTTGATAAAATTTTTCACTGTTTCAAATCCGTTTCTGTTGCTTAGAGCTTCAACGTTTATTAGAAAAATTTTTAAATTATTACTTTTTTTAAAATAATCCCATCTTTTGGGTTTATCTATTTTCCATTGAAAAATATCACGTTTAACTACATCTGGTAGATGTGCCTCTATCTCATTACACCATATGGTGTAAACTGATTTTGGAGCGATTATGAGGGCTGTATCTATTTCTTTTTTCATGTATAAATAACCCATGTTATCAATGGCTGTTTTAGTTTTGCCCGTACCCATTTCCATAAAATATGCAAAAGAATAAGCGTCTGCTGATTTTTTCAAAGCTTGTCTTTGATGTTCAAAAGGATTTGTCTTGTAGGGGTACTTCCATTCCATATCTAAAAATATTTTTATATTTTTTTATTGCAATTGTAAATAAAAATATTATTAAGATGGGAGGAGGTTGATATGGTTGAAACATTAAACATAGAAAAATTTTCAAACATTGAATTGGATCAAGATAGTGTAAAATCTATTTCAAAACAATGCAATGATTTGAAAAGTCTTCAAAAACAAATTGAAGATAAAGAAAAAGAAATTTCTGAGCTAAAAACAAAAGCAAAAAATTATGAGGAAAAAATAATTCCTGATATGCTTCAAGAAGCGGGGGTTGATAAAATTCAACTTTCGGATGGAACAGTGGTTGAGGTTAAACCCTTTTATGCTGCTAGAATTCCAGAGTCTAGAAATGAAGAAGCTTTTAGTTGGCTAAGAGATAATGGTCATGGTGACATGATTAAAAACATCTTAACGGCAAATATAGATAAAGGTCAGGACAATCAAGTTTCTGAGCTTATAAAAGTTTGTGAAGATTTAGGGTTTGGCTACACACAAAAACAAAAAGTTGAACCTATGACTTTGAAAGCTTTTGTCCGGGAGCAAGTTGAAAAAGGTAAAGAGATACCTTTTGACATGTTTGGAATCTATATAGCTAATAAGACAAAAATAACGAAAAAATAAGAGGTAATAACGATGAAGGCAAACGACCAAAAAGAAGTCGCCATCAAAGAAAAAGGTGGTGCAGTTGCAAATGTTAATATTGAACAATTTGCAGATCAAGGTTTTGATAATGTTGACTCTAAAAGTTTAGCGTTACCATTTTTAAAAATTCTTGGACAACTATCTCCGCAAGTTACACAAGGAGATTCACAATTCATACCAGAAGCAAGGCCAGGTATGATATTTAACACAGTTACAAATCAATTGTACGATGGTACAAAAGGTGTAACAGTAATTCCATGTTTTTATAAACTTGAGTATATCGAGTGGAAAGATAGAGGTATGGAAGGTAGTTCAGCTCCTGTAAACATTTATCCTGCTGATAGTGATATAATGTCTAAAACTACAAGAGATGACAAAAATAAAGACAGATTACCAAATGGAAATTATGTTGAAGAAACTGCTTCTCATTACGTTACTGTCTTAGATGATAAAAATGTTGCAAGCACTGCATTGATCACAATGAAATCTACCCAAAGAAAAAAATCTAAAAAGTGGAATTCAATGATGATGTCTGTGAGAGCAAAAAGAAAAGACGGAAGTTTTTTCAAACCAGGAACATTTACACAGATGTACAATCTAAAAACTGTTCTAGAAAAAAATAATCTGGGATCTTGGTATGGTTGGGAGATTGAACACATTGGGACTGTAAACTCTGGTGATGTATTACAAGGTGCATTTGAGTTCCACAAAACTTGTAAAGAGGGCTCAGTAAAAGTAAATCACGATAAAGAAGATACGGTAGAAAAAACACCTTTCTAATGTCAATCGAGAATAAAACCTTGGAAGAGTTCATTGAGCTCTTCCAAGGCTCCGATACATATTACGGTGTTTCAAAACCAACTGGTAAAAAAAATTCAAAAGGTAAAGCAGAATTTAGACATTGGTTAGAACCAAAGCCAATAACAAGAGATAACTGGCTTCAACACTTAAAGGGAGATGCTTACTTTGGAAGTGTTCCAATAAGGGATGACAACACCTGTAACTGGGGTGTAATAGATGTTGATAAGTATAATATCAAACACGAAGATTTAATTTCTATTATTAGAAAAAGGAATTATCCTTTAGTTCCTTACAGATCAAAATCTAACGGATTACATTTAATATTACACATAGATGGTTTAGTGGAGGCTTCGTCTATGAGAAAAAAATTAATAGAGATTGCATCAGACTTAGGTATTAACGACACAACCACTGATATTTTTCCTGCTCAAGATGAAGTAGATTTAACACCCGAAAAATGGGATGATAAAAGAAAAGGTAATTTTGTAAATTTACCTTATCAAAAAGCACATATGACAACTAGAGTTGCTATGCATGATGATTGTAGTGCCATCACTTTAGAAAATTTGTATGAATATGTAAAAAAATTTAGATTAACTCCTGAGAAATTTTACAAGTTAAAAATTTTTAAAGATGATGAAACTAAAGATTATCCGCCTTGTATAGTAAACTTTATGAAAAACAAAGTAAAAAAAGGGGAGGGAAGAAATGATGCTATGTTTAACGTAGCAGTCCTTGCAAAAAAAATTAACCCAGATCCTATAATGTATGAAGAGTGGACAAGGGAAATGATGAGCAAAGTTTGTACAGAAAAATTACATCCAAAAGAATTGCAAAATATATTTAAAGGTGTAGAAAATAAGGAGTATGCGTACAAATGTAAAACAAGTATTGCAAGAATGCATTGCGTTTCAAGTGAATGCGTTAAGCGTAAACTTGGGATTGGAACTAACGAGGTTCTCCCCGAAGTTGGTAAATTATTAAAAGTAAATTCGTATCCAGAACCTTACTGGATATTACCCATACAAGGTAAATCTATTAGATTATCCACAAAACAGTTATATCAACAACAATTGTTAGGTGAGCAATTGTTGAATTATGATATCGTTTGGCGACCTTTAAAACCATCAAAAAGAGATCCAGATCCATACAGAGATTGGTTAGAAGAGTTAATATCTAATAAGCAAGATATGGAAGGATTTGATGCAGTAGAAGAAAGAGTTGATGTATTCAATTCACGTATTACACAATTTTTAGAAGAGACAGAAGATACAACAGAGTTTGATCAAATTGATTCAGGTAACATATGGATAGATAAAGTTGAAATGAGATTTAAATTAGAAACTTTTAGAAAGTTTATGAAAAAGATGGGGTACAATTGGTCAGAAAGAGAGTGTACAAGATTTTTAGAACAAGGTGGAGCATTACCAAAAAAGAAATTTCAAAGCATAGATACTAGACATTGGGTAGTAAACCTGCCAAAACAAAACGAACATAAAAACAAAGATGTTAAATTTATTAAACAAAAAGCTGCGTGGGAAGACAATTAAAATCTTTGGCCCTCCCGGAACTGGTAAAACAGAGAATTTATTAAAAAGAGTGCAAAGATATTTAAACCAAGGTATTGAGCCAGAGGAAATATGTTACATATCATTTACTAATAAAGCAGTTGATGAATGTATTTCTAGAATTAGAAAAAAATTTAGTGATATAGATGAAGATAGATTTAAATATTTTAAAACATTACACAGTTTAGCGAGACAGCAATTTGCTGAAATACCAGTTCTTGACCCTAAAGTAGATCTTTTAACCTTTCATACACAATACGGAACAATTAAAATTAATTTTAAAGAAACTTGGGACGATCAGAAAGTTTATAATAATTGGTCTTTACAATTGTACGACAGAGCAAGAAACATGAAAGTTGATCCGATAACATTGTACAAAAAACAAACTAGAAAAGGAGCTCGGCTACAACAGTTTAAGTCCATCATTGCAGGTTATGAGCAATTCAAAACTATGGAGATGGAGAACGGACAACGGACACCCGATAGATTAGATTTTACAGACATGGTAGAAAAATTTATTAAAGATGGTGGAGCACTTTCAATAAAAGTATTAATGGTTGATGAAGCACAAGATCTCACACCCCTACAATGGGATATGGTGGTTAAGTTAGCTAAAACAGTTTGGAGAGTTTATATAGCGGGAGACGATGATCAAGCCATATATGAATGGAACGGAGCTAATGTAGAGCACTTTCAAAGCTTTCCCGGTCGTAACGTGATTTTAAAAAAATCAGTAAGGTTAAATAAAAATGTGCATTTTTTTTCTAAATGTCTGTTAACAGGTATGAAAGATAATAGGGTAGAGAAGGAGTTTTACTCTAATGATAAAGAAGGCAAAATATTTTATTGGAATAATTTAAAAAAAGTCCCATGGCATTTAGATGGATCATGGTTGGTATTAGCAAGAATTAATGATGTTAAAAGAGAATTACAACAACAAGCAAAAGACATGTCTTTATATTATCAAGATGTAAAGGGTAATAAATCTTTTGATATGAATCAATTTCAAGCCATAGAATTTTGGCAAAAAATTTGTGATGGAGGATCTATTACCAGAGAAGAGGCTTGTATATTGTATGAATATCTACTTAACATAGATCACGGCTTTAGATCACAAGACAGCAAAAAATGGAGTTTTGCCCATCCTAACCAAGTATTTAATTTTGATGAATTACATTTAAGATGTGGTATGCGTGAGGGTAAAGGAAATTGGCTTGATATTTTTAAAAGAAAATTTAAAGATAGGGACAAGCAATATTTTATAAAAATTATGCGGGAAAAGATTGATTTAACTAAACCACCAAAAATTATAATAGATACAATACACCAAGTTAAAGGTGGAGAGGCAGACAATGTTGTTTTATCTAGTAAATGTAATTTCCCATCACACTTTGATAAAAAAAATATAAAAGAGAAAGTTAAGGAATTAAGAGTATGGTATACCGGGGCTACAAGGTCAAAAGGCACTTTGCATTTATTAGGAACTTACCATCAATACAACTTTCCGTTAGGAAAATACTACAAATTATATGAGGCTAATTATGACAGACAAAAGCATATTTGATGATGCATTTCCGCAAAATAAACAAATAGGCGGGGATCATTATAAAAATATGGTTATTCAACCATTTGAATTTATATCAAAAAATGAACTTACGTTTTTTCAGGGCAACGTTGTGAAATACGTTTGTAGGTACAAACGAAAGAATGGGATACAAGATTTGAAAAAAATAATACATTATTGTGAATTAGAAATAAAAAAACTTGAGGATTTAGATGAAGAATAATAGATTAGCTTACAAAATTTATATGACTCTTTCTTCTGAAGAAAGAAAAAAATTAAACACTGAGCATCAAATAGAAGAAATAGATAATATGGATAACATGTCATGGCTTAATAGATTTGGAAAATTTTATGGATCTTTCTGGAATTGGCTGTGGATGACAAAATTTAAAAAAAAATATCATGACGGAGCTTACAAGAGGGTTTTACACAGTAATAAAAAACAATAAAGGTTCTATACTTAGAACAATTGTTTACACGATAGGACATTTTGCAATTGCAATAATTTGTTTAATGTTAATTGCAGATGTTTCTTTTATGATAGCACTTACAGATGCTATAGTTGAGCCAATAGCAAACTCTGTTTGGTATTTTGTTTTAGACAAGTGGTGGGCAAGTCAGGGATGACTCATCAATTAAACTTTATATACAATGATAGTGATTGGATATGTCCTTCTGAATATCCAGATTTAAGTAATGCAAAAGAAATCGCTATTGATTTAGAAACAAAAGATCCAAATATTAAAACTAAGGGTTCAGGTTGGGCTACGTTTGATGGCCATATAGTGGGTTTTGCTGTAGCTGCTTTTGATCAAGAATGGTATTTTCCAATACATCATGATGCAGGTGGTAATATGGATGAAGGTATTACTGTGGGTTGGATGCAAGAAGTTCTAAAGACTCCAGCAACTAAAATTTTTCATAATGCTAGTTACGATGTAGGTTGGTTATTGGTCAATGGGTTTCAAATAAATGGACGAATTGTTGATACCATGATTGCAGCAGCCATAGTTAATGAAAATAGATATAGCTTTAATTTAAATTCTTGTGCTAAAGATTATTTAGGTGAACTTAAGAATGAAACTTTTTTAAATGAAAAAGCTAAAGAGTGGGGAATAGATCCTAAACAAGATCTATGGAGATTACCCGCAGGATACGTAGGACATTATGCTGAGCAAGATGCAAGGCTAACTTTACGTTTGTGGCAATATTTTAAAAATGAAATTACAAAACAAAACTTAAATGATGTATGGGACATGGAAATGGAATTGCTGCCTATCATTATTGATATGAGAAGAAAAGGTATAAGAATCGATGAAGAAAAAGCCCATCAATTAAAAAAAGAATTTAAAGCGAAAGAAAATCTTTTATTAAAAAAAATAAATGATGAAACAACTTTAAAAGTAGACATTTGGGCTGCAAGATCTGTAGCTCAAGTTTTTGATAGGATGGGAGTTGATTACCCACGGACACCGAAAACCGGGGAACC